CTACTTGTTAAACAAGTCCATAGCCGTTTTTTTTGCTTCGTCCGCTATGTCTATATAAGGCTGCATACTCTTATAATCGGAGTGTCCCGTCCATTTCATAACAACATTGGGCGCAATTCCAAGCATCAGCGCATTACATATAAATGTACGCCTTCCGCTGTGCGTGCCGACCATTTGCCATTTTTCTTTCGTTTCTTCTATTTTCTTTCCACCTATATAATATATATCAGTCAGTTTCTCGTTGATGCCGCATTGACGGCACACCTCCTTGATATATACGTTCATTTTTTGGTTGGAGATGACAGGGAGAGCCTTGTCTGTATCGTTGTCCGCATAACGCTGTAAGATTGTACGAGAGTAGTTGTTAAGCTCTATTGTAATCTTATCATTCGTTTTCTGTGTTGTTATGTGGATAGCATCATCGTATATGTCTGTTTTTTTTAGTGCAGCGGCATCGGAATAGCGCAGGGAAGTGAAGCAGCAAAAACAAAATATATCGCGTGTTCGTGACAGGTGTGGCTGCTCGAACTTGTGGTTATACACTTTCATAAGTTCTTCCCATGTGAGGAATACTACATTGCGGTTAGAACGTTTGAGGTGAGTCTTGTGAGCCGTAAAGGATATGTCTGTTAATAGACCCTTGGCAACAAGCCAACGGAAGAACCACTTGGACATTGAGATTTTCTTCTTGGTTGTTTCGTTCTGGTGGCCGAGTTTAGACTGAAAGACCGCAAACTTGTCAAGCGTATCAGGATTTATTTTGTCTATGCTCATCTCGGCATCGAACATCTTCCATTCTTGCAATATCCGTTGATGCTTCCGATATACACTGTCGCTCCAATTACAGATGCTGTCCTGCTCGCGTATATACCTCTCGTAGAGGTCGAAGAAGCCTTCCTTTTGTGCAGTTTTATTTTCACGCTTAAATTCCTTGTCAAGCGCAGCCTTGAAGTCCTCTATTGCAGGAGAATCCTTGAATGAGTTGGCAACTGATTGTATTGTCTCCTCATATCTCTGTATCTCTGCATTTATCTTGATTGCAGGCGTAAAGCTCTTTCCGTGAGTGGTGTTACGCTTGCACCGCTGCATAGCCATGTCCCATTTACTCTTGTCAACATGAAACCCGAGCGAATAGGAAAACTTACGCTTATTATATGTGATAAACACGCGCAGAGAACCGCGCGCATCAACTGCAAAGGTGTATACGTATTTCATAACATTACTATTTATGCTCGTGTTCTTGTAGCCCTACCGATTTCAGTAGGGCTACAAATGAAAAATCTATTGCAATTCTCAATCTCCGAATTTCATCGAATAAATCACTCTGTACAGCCTTATGACCTTAGATTTAGGAACATTCTGATTTTCGAAAACGCTGTTCTCGTTAATCCTCCTGCACTCGTAGTAATCTCCTCGGTCGTATATTCTCCTAAACAAGAACCCAAAATCACTTGTATCAACGACCATTGCAGCACCTTGCACAATGTCCGAATTACTCTTCATGTGTTCAAGTGCGAGGACTTCTCCGGGTTTATATTCGGGCAGCATCGCGTCTTGCCGAATCGTATAATAAAAGTCAATAGATGTGTAAGGCGGTATTGCAGGAATGTATTGCAGTTTAAGCGTTTTATCATCCTTAATCACAGAATACACGTCTGTATCAGATTGAGTGGCGAGCTGTTTTGTCACGACTGGTCGGAATACGATTTCTTTGTGCTTATCGCCTTCATCTTCCTCTCGCGTGCGCGTGCGTGCGTTCGTAATAGTTATATTGTTGTTTCCGCTTGCGTTATCTCCATAGGTATTGTTGCTCGCTATGTTGGTTGTAGATTGGTCGCGGAGCATCTCGCCCTCACCTGTGATGAGCCAATCTTTATTAATAATATCATTAAATGTATGACAAAATTTAATAAAGAATTTATCCGTGAGATATTTTTCATCACCACTAAAAACTCTACTTATTGAAGAAGTGTTTCTATTCATTTTTATAGCAAGGTTCTTTTTATCTTGAACCAGACCCTTGTATTGCAAATACTTAAAAGCTTTTTCAATACGTTCAACTTTTCCGTTATTTCCCATATTCGTTATCAAGTCTTTATTTATTACATATAATTTTGCAATCTTACAGTTTACGTTTTGTATTAATGAACATTAAAAATACAATTATATCCAAACTTTCTTTGTATTTATGTTGTATTATATCAATTTGCTTTGTATTTTTGCAATGTGTTTAAAAACAAGTTACTAAACTTGTTAAAAAACATATTGCAAATATAAGCATTAAACTTATGTAAGCAAACATTACTAACAACAAATTAAAAACTCAACAACAATGTTACAGAAAGAATTTGAACAACTGACAGGTATCAAGGTTTCAGAAGAAGATTTTGAAAGAATTAACGAGATGTATATTGAAGCTGGTAACATGGACAAGAAGTCATTTTGCGAGGCTTATAAGAAAGGAGATTTTCTTTCAGTCGTACCTACTGTTATAGAAACAGTTAAGCGCACAGCGAAATTCGAAGGCTATCAAGAATGGCAGGATGAAATACACGATTTGAAAATGCAAATCGCTGCAAAGGATGAGGTTATCCGTGAAAAGGACGAGTTACTTCAAGCACAACTTGAAGATATTAAAAAAGCTATCAAGGAATACATGAACCTTGGACAGTACGATAAAGTACTTGCCTTCAAGCCGCTTTTTTTGATAAAAGGTGACGAAACGGGTTGGGTTGCAATTCTTTGCAATATAGCAAGAAGTAACGATTAAAATAAACTCTATTTCATATTTCATACTAACTGTGTTGTGTACGCGGTTCGGGAGAATAGCTACACAAAAGATTGCGATAGGTGGTTAAATGGATAGGCCATAGATATAGCTTTGTAGTTAGCCGACAAGTTGAATATTAGGACATTAAGCGGTTCGATTCCGCTCGCAATCACAACTAATAAAAATATTTTACGAACTATGATTACAATAGAACCGAATGTTTTAGCCACTGGGCGGTATTCTATTACCGAGACCTGTACGGCATTAGGTATAAGCCGTGAAACACTAAGAAAGTACACTAATAACGGATATATTCGATGCTATTAGAAGAGCAACGACACAAAAATTCTACAAAGGTTGCGATATATTTTCGTTTTGGAGAACAATTTTTTAAAAGACAAACATTATGAAATGGGTTAACATAACAGTTGTTTTGTTGCTATTTGCAACAGCAACAACAATGCTCTACATAGGCAACGTATGTAACGAATATCAATCAATACATAAAGTTATATGTACACTTTCAATACCTGTTTATATAGCATCTTATGCGATTGGCATTGCGATGTATAACGAGAAGTTATTGCCCGATGTAGTTCAGGATTTTATTAAAAACATTTTAAAAGAAGATTAATTATGAGTGCAAGATTAAAAACGGATAATCAACTGAAGACAGAAGCCATGCATAAAAAGGTTATCAATGAATATCTTTCTGTTAAGAAGGAACACCCAGAAGTATCGGCTTGGCGATGCATGGTGTACGTTGCCGACAAACAAGGCATAACAGGTCAAGGAGTGCGCCAAATCTTAACAAGACATGGCATTTACAAAACTAAAAGCAAACAACAAACAATGGAAATATGAAATTATTCTTAGCAAAAGATACTGGCGGCATGTTCTTGTTTGATAGTAAACCTATTTGGGATAAAAAAACGAGTGAATTTTATCCTAAAACGGCTTACACAAATTACGAATTGACAAGCATGTTTGATAACAATCTTCTCAAAATTGGAGAATGCATCGAAATTGAAATAAAGTTGTAATTTATTGCCCCAAATGGGGCGAACGTCAACGAAGGTTCAGCGCAAATTCCATGATTGAGTTAGATGTTAGTAATGTTGCTTTGCATGCGCTCGCTGGTTCAATTCCAGCGGTTGACACAGAAGTATTAATCACTCAAAAAGAAAAAACAAAATGGACAATCCTGTAGTACAAACAACACAGCAAGAGCAAGAAATAAAGCTCATGCAAATCAAGAGAGAAGCCGATTTTGATTTAACACCAATCGGCCAACAAGTAAAACAGTTCGAAGCAACGATGCGAATTGCACGTATGTATGCTGTTTCTTCTTTTATCCCCGACTCTTACAAGTTTAAAAACAAGCAGCCACTTGATGCACAATCTGTAATCGCTAACTGCACGATTGCACTTGAAATGGCAACACGTATGCAAGCTAATCCACTCATGGTGATGCAGAACTTGTATATCGTACATGGGCAACCCTCATTCAGTAGCAAGTTTCTGATTGCGTGTATCAACGCGAGCAAACGTTTTTCGCCATTGCGTTACGAATTTAAAGGCGAAGAAGGCACAGATGAATATGGTTGTCGTGCAATTGCTTATGAAGCAGCAGACACGAAACACAAAGAACCACTTTGCGGTGATTGGATTACCATGAAAATGGCAAAGGCAGAAGGCTGGACCACAAAGACAGGTAGCAAGTGGCTAACAATGCCAAGTCAAATGTTACGATACAGAGCTGCTGCATTCTGGCAACGCGTGTATTGTCCCGAAATCAGCATGGGACTGATGACAACAGAAGAAATCAACGACCAATATGCACAAGTTGTTGAGGTACGCGAAAATCCAAAGCAAGTTGTTGATGTACCGACAGACGAAATTGGACGGCCTTCATTAACAGCGGTTGCTGAACAAGCACAAAAGGCACAGCAAGAACAAAAAGAGCAAAAGCCATTCGGAATAGAAGAATGGCAAATGCTAAAAAAGGAACATAACGAAGTAATATTACTTGTTAACTATGGCGCTTATTATGAGGCATACGAACAAGATGCCGAAACCGTTGCACAAGTGCTGGACAACATCGAGACCCATACAAGTGATAAAGGTTTTACTAAGGCAGTTAGTATTCCAAAATCATATTTACAGACTGCTTTACCACTTATAATACGAAGTGGTAACAGAATTGCAATACATGACTTTAAAACGAATAACGATGTACGACAACAACAATCAGAATAACATAGAATGGTATCGCTCGCGATTGGGCTATATAACAGGTAGTGCGGTTGGCAACATTATGGGTACACCGCGAAGTAAATCAGAAGAGTGGACAACAACTGCTCAGTCTTACCTGAATGTAATTGCATTTGAGCGCACATTAAATCCTATCGTTGTGCAAAACGATGACCTTTTCAGTGAGTATTTATCAATTACAGAAGTACATAGCAAGATACTTGATTGGGGACACACAATGGAAGGTGAAGCCGCACACCTCTTCGCTAAGACCTTCAACATAAAGTATGGCGATGGTTCTAACACACCGATTGAGTTAGACGAGCCCCCATCAGTAAAGAGCGATAGTTTGCCGAACTTCTCAAGCTCGCCTGACAGAATGTACTACGACAACGAAGCAAAAGCCTTCTACGCGATAGAAATTAAATGCCCGTTGGCGCAAAACTTTATTAAGTTCGTCAAGAATGTATTCACACAAGACACTTACGAGGAAAAACTTGCTGGACTGAAGAAAGCAGAAGCGAACTACTACTGGCAGTGCTTCGCTCACATGGCTGTCACAGGAGCAACTAAAACGTACTTCGTAGTGTACAACCCATTTATGAGAAAGCCATTGTATTCGCTCGAGATTTTGCGTGACGAGGACGTTATACGAGAGCTGAATGACAAGGTAATAAAAGCGGACAAATACGTTTGCAGCCTTGTTGATAAAATAATGAATGCAAACTAATAATCAATGAGCCATGACACAGACATTCGTATCAATACCGCTGGAAGACTGGCAGCGTGTTGTATCAATACTTGAACGAGTTGAAGAACGCCTTAAGCCACAGGACGAGTGGATAGGGACAAAGGAGGCTTGCAAAATGCTCGGTATAACTCCGAACACATGGGTAAGCTACCGCAAGAAATTCAACATTCAGTGTTCTCAGGTTGGGCGCAATGTACTGGTCATGCGCTCACAGATTGAGAATTTGTTAAAACAGCGTGAATTATGATGTATATAGACAATATAGCACACGCGTTCGAGAAGCGCAGAAAGCGCAATATAATTGCAGCAGAAGCGTATATCGAAACAGTAGTGAACAGTCTACTTAATAACTAACAACAAAAGGTAGCAGCATGGTATTTCTGTCGGTACATGACGATGTATCACTCTTTCCTCCTTTCGCTTTAAGTTCCGTGTTGCTGCCTTTTTAAAAACAAAACAATGAAGAATCAAGAACAATGTTTCGTGTTTTACGAACGCTGGCATACGCAATTACAGCGTTTACCACCCGAAGAAAAATTGCAAATGTATGAAGCTATCTGTAAATATGCTTTTGGACTTGAAACAGACGAAATGGCTTACTATCTTGAATCGTTAATGGACAATATTCGTATCGCGATTGATAACGATAGGATAAAACAGGAAGAATATTCAAAAAGAATGTTTGAAAGAAGCCGTAAAGCAGTAGAAGCAAGAAAGAAAAAATATAGTGAACCACAAGTAACCACAAGTGAACCACAAGTAACCACAAGTGAACCACAAGTAACCACAAGTGAACCACAAGTAACCACAAGTGAACCACAAGTAACCAATAATAAAAACAAGAATAAAAATAAAAACAAGAACAAGAATAAAAACAAGAACAAGAATAAAAATAAAAATGACGATGATGATGAATCATCATCTATGGCATCGTCATCGTCATCACCGACATCGAAAGAAGATGAATTTTCGTTTTTAAGAAATGAAGTTGAAGAATTACGGCACGATAACTCGTGGTTAGAAATCGTTGCGATGCAATTTCATTTGACGAAAATGGACGTAATCCAGAAAACAAACGATTTTGAAACGAATTGCATAATGAATGGGCAAAAGAACCATAACGGCACTGCCGATGTTAAAACTCACTTTTGCAATTGGTTGAGAATTAACCTAAGACAAAATAATCATGCCAACAATTACACCCGAATTTCTCAAGATGAGCTTGAACGGCAAAAACGCGATACCGAGTTTGCCGAATACGCAAGGGAAAAAATGCTCTCTGACGACCAAACATATGAACTTCCTTTCTCAGTACAAGACGGCTGAACAACTTATGACGAGTTATAACCCCAGTATGCAAGCAACATGCGCAAAACAAAAAGAACGTTGTGTTACAGGTAATAGTCCAACGCTTGTTGATTTTAAACGCATATTTGGAGATAACAAAGCTGAATTGTGGCTTGCAATACAGCTCAAAGATTTTTCGGAATATACAGGTGTAAAGAAGAAACTCACAACATTTCAAATTGAAGACACCGCAAGGGTTATTCTTTCTGATTTCTTCTATCTGAAAATGTCTGAGGTGTTGCTTTTCTTCGCTTTCATGAAAGGAGGGCGGTACGAACGTTTCTATGGCGCGGTTGACCCACTTGTAATAACATCTTCACTCAGAATGTTTCTACGCGATAGAGCGAAAATAATCGAACAACACGAAACAGAAGAGCAAGAGCGAAAACGTCAAGCAGAAGCAAAAGAACGCGAAAGTGCCGAAACGATGAATATCGAAGAATGGGAATTATATAGACCTTATTTTAAACAAGGTTTTTCAATTCAAGAATGGAAGCAAATGCAAAATAACGCGTAGAACCCACTTTATTTCAAGCCTAACGCAATTTTATGTTGCGTGCGCATAAGTTATAAGGTTAAACATAAAAGAACGCTTAAAACGCAAAAAATGAATTGGACAAAAGAACAAGAACAAGCATTGATAAGATGCTATCCAGAATGTACAATGGAAGAACTTGTCATTTTGCTTGATATGCCAGCTCACGCGATACGCAATAAAGCGGCAAAACTAAAATTAAAAAAAAACGAAGATTTACTTATGCATATCAAGAGCCAACAAGGTAAGCGAAATGCGAAACACTTGCATACAGAAACGGCAAAGGAACGCATGAAGCAAAGCATTCGCAATATGGTGAGATTAGAAAAATTGAGAATCAAGTATAACTTGCCACGTAAAACGAGAAAAATTCTCACATTGATGTCTCCTCGCGAATGTAGGCAAAAAGCGCGTAGGCTTTATTATTTGCGCCTTAAGGGGTACGAAACTGATTGTAATAGCAATATAATCTACTACAACAACGAAACAAAACGTTCGACAAAAACAGAAAAAACCTATACGAAGTTAGGGTACATTTTTAAGCAGAAAAATGAATAAATTCAACAAACTCTACATAACGAATGACAACCCCTACAAAAGATTTGTCTTAACCCAACAGGGCGAAGCGTATTTCAGAAAATATTTCCCAGTAACAGATAATGATACAATAGCTCAGAATTTAGGTTGCTCAAAGAGAGCGGTAGTAAAATTTGCACAGACATTGGGAATAAAGAAAGATGCTACATATATCAGTCAATGTTGCCGACACGCTGCAAAATGCGTATCACAACGTGATTTTGAAAAATTCCTCGCTGGCGGCAGAAAATTCCATAAGACGAAAAAGTTTCAGGAAATGATGCAGGCTATACAAGAAAAGCTCAGAAGGACAAGACGAATGGAATACATAAGGTTGCTAAATGGTGATAGCCAAAGAACAAAGATTCGATTTCGTGAGCCTTATAGCGCAAAACGAAAATGGTATCGTACAGCAATGAAGCGAAGGCATTATATACCCGAAACTGCAAAATATTCTCTTGTGTTCTATTACACAGATGACACGAAACGAAATCTTGAAGTTGAAAACAATGCACGCAAGGTAGGTTTCACCTTTCACCCTTTCAGATGAAATACACGAAAGTTACAATCTTTTGGAAGTGCAATCGAGCCACGCGTCACAAAATTTGCAATCGTTTCGGAATCAATCCTGAGTACGTTAATGTAGGTGGCGAAACACCAACTGCAATTCTAACAGAATATTTACCACTCCTACAAGAGTGCGAAAATAGAAGCTTTCTAAAAATAAGAAACAAAAGACAAAGTTACTAAAGTTATTCACACTAAATTATTCTCATAAAATGATAATCCCAACTAAAAAACTTATTCCCGAAGCAAAGCTACCTGAACAACAACACGCACAAGATGCTGGCTTCGACCTTTATGCAACAAGCAAAACGCTTGACCGCGCACACAGGGCAACCATTTACGGCACTGGTCTTGCCTTCGATATTCCACGAGGTTTTGCAATGTTTATTTATCCGCGCTCATCATGCTTTAAGAATGGAGCATTACAAGCAAATTGCGTGGGCGTGATTGATAGCGGTTATCATGGCGAAGTACACGTTGTGATGAAAGGTTTGAATTGCGAATACGAAGTTGGCGAGCGCATTGCACAAGCCATTGTAATGCCTATTCCCAAAGTGGAATACTTTGAAGTAACTAACGATTTCGCTATATCTGAACGCGACAAAAGAGGATTGGGTTCAACAGGCAAAAATTAAGCATTATGAAAGAAAAATTAGCACCAACGGAACAGATACCAAACGAAGTTCGCATTCTTACCAACGTTGCGTTTCTTATGGCTGATGTAACAGACACGTTTTTGTTAGACGCTTATAGCCGTGTTAAAAGTTTAGGCATGGACTTCAAGCGCGAAGAAAAGCAGAAGTGGAAACGAGCCGTAGAGCAGACACGTTTAGCTCGCAAGGCATGGCAAGGAGTAGCAGAGCAGATGTATAACGTTCCTGATGTTGACACAGCGTGCGAAGATAGCGATTTCTTTGCAGATGTCTTACTACTCATGGTTGACCGCGTAGGAGACAAGGACGAACGGCAACAAATGGTGCGCAACTTCTTAAAGCGCATGAAATCAGAAATTCACATTTACGAGAAACTTTCACACAATAAGTTATAACTACTATAAAACCAACAATGAACGACTTTTATGAATTTAGAATTAAAGAATACGAAGGTTTATTCACGGATATCTATGCAGTACAAGGCAAAGCATGGTTTGGCTATATGACAATTAAAAAGTTCTCAGCAAGTATTACGAACGATGAGGAATTATGGTGGGCGAAGGCTTGCGCAGAGAACCTCTTAGACGAACTGCAAAAAGAACAATAAACGATAATACCCATGTTAAAAGACGTACTGATAATTCTTTTTTACGCCCTTTTTTACTCCACGACCCTATATGTCGTGCTACGGTTCACGTATAAGCTCGGCCGCTACCGAGCCGAAGAGGCAATGGCCGATGAAGTGGCGCGCCTTCGACAATCGTGTTGGAAAGAAGGCTACACGATTGGTCGTGAACAAGGATACACAAGAGGCCGTGATCGCGGCCACAAGGAAGGCTATCGTGAAGGTTACGCGAAGGGCCGTGCCGAGGGCTATGACGATGGCCGAAGATACGAAGCCATTACCGAGCATAACAGAGAACAATTTGAAAAGATGATTGCAGAACATGACTACAATATCAAGCAAAGTTAGTGCATGGACAAGGCGCAAATGTGACGGTAAGCTAATGTTTCCGCGTACCGTTGCAGCGCACCTTTACGAGATTGATGCTTACGATAGCTCAATACTCACAGAGAGCGACATTCAGCAAATTAATAACTACAAAAGAAATCATTTATCAAAATGAAAATGTACAAATTAACGAATGAAACGATTGTACACTTCGGATTTACACTTTATCGAATTGAAGCTTTAATGGATTTTTCTGATGTGAAGACTGGCGATAAAGGAGGGTTCGTGCAATCCGAGAATAATCTCTCACAACTTGGTAACGCTTGGGTTTATGGCAATGCTAAGGTCTATGGTAATGCTAAGGTCTATGACAATGCTGTGGTCTATGACAATGCTGAGGTCTATGGCGATGCTGAGGTCTATGGCGATGCTGAGGTCTATGACAATGCTAAAGTCTGTGGCAATGCTAAGGTCTATGGCAATGCTGTGGTATTTGACTATGCTAAGGTTTATAACAATGCTAAAGTATGTGGCAATGCTTCTGTCTTTTGCGATGCTGAGGTCTATGGCAACGCTAAGGTCGGTGGTGATGCTGAGGTTTATGACAATTCTGAGGTCTGTGGCAATGCTGAGGTTTATGACAATTCTGAGGTCTGTGGCAATGCTGAGGTCTATGACAATGCTGTGGTCTATGGCAATGCTAAAGTCTGTGGCAATGCTTCTGTCTATGGCAATGCTGACGTCTTTGACAATGCTGAGGTCCGTGGAGATGCTGAGGTCTATGGCAAAGCTGAGGTCCGT